GCCCTGGAACGAATTTTTTTATTTTCGTAGATCAATGATCCGCTATCGGACGAGTTATCGGTTGATCCTTTGGCCATTTGACCAGCGCTGTCGCCAACACTTTCGGGCGATTGCCCAGACTCGGAGAGTCCCTTGATTTCTTCAGACATTATTTATCCCTTTAATCGGTTTCCAGTTCCTAAATTTTTAAAGCAAACACTTAACATTCCCTAAAATTTTAAAATTATCTCGAGCTGAAAACTTTATTTTATTCTGAACGGTGAACTTCATGCTTTGCTTTTTTAGCCTTTTTTGGTGTATTCCCATCGCAATCGCACATAACACAACCATCTTTTTTATAAGATGTCATCTGTTCTTTTGACGGATTGTCTTTACCAAATACTGTTCCATCTAATCTTTTTAAATAAACCATAACTCTCCTTTTTATTATTTAGCCGTACTCAGCTTAACATCCACCTTACCGTGCTTGGCTACCGATCCGAGTGTTTTTGAACCCGTGCGTATAGCTGATGCCAGATTTTTTGCAATCTCGTTATTAATCGTATCCCAAACATACTTATGTATAGATAGTGGTACTGGATGACTTGGAAGTGTAATAATACGGGGATTTTTGCGGTTTGGGTTCGCATTTAATGCAACTAAACTTTTTTTACTCTTACCACCCGGGAGATCATTGGTGAATTCTATTTCTACCCCAAGGTTGCTTGATTTTGTCACTTGCAAGCTATTAAGAAGTGTCCCGGTGAGGGAAAGATTTGGCTTGCCTTTAGCATATGTCGGTGAAGCCGTCCCTCTCTTGTTCGTGTGAACCGTACCTTCCGCTTTCCTTTTGGCATATGCCGGGGTATACTTTGCGAATGGCTTATTAAATACATCATTCCCCTTACGGACATGGTTACGCACTAATACAGCGACCTTGTCACCCAAATCCCTCATAAAATTGGTTGGGAACTCACTCAAACGGCTTGGATCTACAGTAATCCCAGCTATTTTGATCCTAAATGGTCTAAAATTCTCAAGCGCCACTATTTTGCCTTCTTTCGTAATAGCTTTCTAAGGTTTCAACCCTGTTTGGCCATTTTTTATGCCGTTTTAACTCACCTACCCTATTATTTGCCTTATCTGTTTTCGCCTGGGGTTTGGAAAACTCCGTTACTGATGTCCAGCGATGGCGGCAATTGATCCCCCCGCCATCAGACATCGACCCGGGGAATGAACTGTCAATATTACCCAGTTCCATCTCTCCAGCGGCCAACATTTCAAGACATATAGGTCTTGTTTTCTCATCCAACGGCCCCAGATAGTGATATTTCTTATCTTTGGGATCTGATTCGCTCATTTTAAGGGTTATTGATCGTGAATAATTAGATAAAGAGGTATTTATGTGTGCAACGATCTCTCTTTGGGAGTAAACACCAGACTGATATAATTCAAAAGCCATTTGTTCCCTTGAAGACCCTCTTAAAACATGACCCATTAGTCTGCGCCGGGTTTCTTGTACAATTCCACGGCTATACGCAATAAAGCTGGCTCTTTCCGTTCTTTCAAATGCAGATAGAAAATTAGCACTCATTTTTCCCGTCATTTCCATGCTTCCCAGCACTTTCGGGTATGCTCCCATCAATTCTTCCACAGCCGCACCCACCATAGCGCCCTTAAACATGACTTTCTCCAGATTTACTTGAGATAATATCTCGATAACTTGTTCTTTTCCATATCCTTTTTTATACAGGTCCAGAACATGGTCAATTAGCTGATCAATTGATATCCCAATCGCATTTGCGTAATTCTGCGATGCATTTAGGACAATATCTTCAATTTTAGCCACCTACTGGAGCCGCGAGTTGTGCTAATAGAGGATTTTCTTCTTCAGCTACTGGTACAGCGACATCATTTGCGGCTTCTTCCATCTTAGCTTCAATCTTCTCATCTGGATAATCGTTGCCGTAGGTTTCTTTAAACCAATCTTTTTTCGTGGCCAATCCGTTATCCCATTTAAACAGCCAATCTTCGCGGCGTTCAGTTGGACTCATATAAATATCCGGCTCAATAAAGTCAATTGAGATATCCTCAGAAAGAGAAATCCCAGCTTTCACTTCTAAAACTCGGCGATCTACTTCATATCTATCGTGTTCAAAAGGTCGCCATACCATTTCCTTGCTGGCTTCCTTATCTTCTTGGGTTGAAATTTCCTGGACCCGTAAACTTTCCCCAGATGGTGAGTTTCCTTTTTCGTCATTCCATCTCAATCTAATATTGTTATTATGCATGGCTTGTGTTACCATCCATTTAGATGCTTCAATCAATTCTGTTAATGAAACATTTGGTCCTAAACTTCCCATAGTCGCAGATTCTGGGAGTACAAGTATTTTATCCGGGCCTACAGAAATAAGTTCATCTGAATCAACCCCCGTAACATATCTAATCCCAATTGCACCAAACCGAAGCGCTAAACTCAGTTCAGTTAAGGCTAAATCTAATTGTTGATTGGCATTTACAATATCCATAGCGCCTGTTCCACCACCCCAATCTCGTAATGGTTGATAGCGATGCGCCCAAGTCACCGGGATCATATCACCATAGGGATTCTCCATTTTGGAATTATTATTTGGCGCGTATATATTACCATCGCGATCAAAAGAGAAATGAAGTCCCGGTTTTCCACCAGATCCTTCTGTCCAGACCACATAACGATGGTTTTTTGAATCTGCACGGCTGGAGCCTTGGGTTTCGGTCTGGTAAACGACACCAAACGGCTTATCGTTGCTCCCGGGAAGAAAGAGTGGTTCATAAAAAAGCAATAAATTATGCTCAAGTTTCTTCTTATCCTCATTATAAGATGTAATCAGCCCTACCGTCCCCAGTAAAAATGTCATCTGTTCTAAAAGGCGCATCTTTCGCCATAGATCCCCGCTCATATCTGTATATTTTGAATCCGCATCATAATTTGGCATCTTGCGGTATACTTGACAGGCCGCCGAAACAACCCTACGGGTTAATCCGCTGGTGAATATGGGAACCTGGGACAATGAATCCCCCCGGAAGTATTCTTTTATGTATTGGTCTGTGGAAGTATGCTCCCAATAATCGAGTGCCTTCTCCCGTTCTTTACTTGCATCCAGTTCGGACTGCAAAATCGCATCCATTGCGGTGCTTTGTACAATTTCAATTGATTGGTCTGGTATTAACATAGGTTTCCTCTAAAAGTCGAATAAAAATGCTTTCTTACGCTTGATTGGAAAGTAATTAATAAAGAAATAACGCATTTCATCACATCCATGCTCGTAAAAGCCGTCTTTCAGCGGTTCTTCCTTTAATATTCGTTGATCTTTCCTTTCGGGGTAACGATAGTTCTCAAAATCTTGTATGTGGCCAGTACATTTGTCTGAAACAAAGAATCTGACCGTTTTATCTGCGGATTTAATAAAATTTCTAACATGGTTCACACCATTAACGATACTTCTGGAATGTTTATCCTTTTTAAAATTGATACGCATCCCGGCTTTAGCAAATTGCTGGATATCTGTTTCACCACTCTGTGATTGTCGTTGTCCACCCGCTGGATCTCCCACAAAGCGATCAACGCCCCTAACGCCATACGGCTTTTCCTTCATCATCTTTATAAGGTCGGCCGTTGTCACTTCTGTTTCGTGGCTGATTTCGTCAATGAGATATACAACTTCCTGTCCGTTGACGGTGTCGATCTGGTAATATCCCACACTTGGCTGGCGATATCCAAAATCCACACTCGCCCACAATGGTAACTCTGGGTTGTATTTGAGGTCTGACCGTACATTACTTTCGCGGGAGAAATCTCCATAGACTTTCCCGGCATACGAGACAAACGATGCGCCCAGTTCCTGTTCAAAAGTTTCTTTAGTAAGTGTTTTTTTAAGTTCTTCAATATCATCTTTAAAATAAGGCGACTCCCAAGATGGAAACTGCCATGACTCCCATTCTTCGTAAGAAGGATCTTGCCCTCGTTGGAACAACTGGTGAAAGTGGTTGAATCCTTCGGGTGTACTCACAAATGCCGCCCACCCTTTACGATCTGCCAGCGTTGGTCGAAGGTACTGCTCCCAAGTCCTCTGTGGGATCTTGGATGCTTCATCTATAATCATGTAATCTAAGCCATTTTAATAAGATTGACCTTTCGGTCAACCTTCTCCAATTAATTGATCGGTATTTTCCGCTGACTTCACCCAAAGTTCAGAATTAAGTCCCGCTACCTTAACATAAAACAGTTGACCGCCAATCTGCTTCTTCGCCGCCATAGGAACCTTCATCTTGATGAATAATTCCTCTTTGACGATTCGGGTAATCTTATCTGCCAAGTCATATGTTTTAGAAACCACCCATCCGCGTGTATTGGGTGTAAGCAAATAAGGCATAACCTCATAAGCCGCACAGAAGCTCTTTCCAGAGCGGCGGCCCATATTTAAAACTCTCCATCTTTTTTTAGACGCGTGAAACTTCCGCTGGTTCTCCGTTGGTTTGTATCCCAGCTTCTCCCAGAGTTTCTCCTTGTTCAGTATCTTCTTCAATTAGCTTTACCTCTTCCCCTTCCATTAGCATCGGATCATCAATATATCCGACTTCCTTTAGTAAATCAGTCATTGCGTGATTGTGATCAACTTCCTGTTTGTCAACTTGGCCTAATATCTGTTTCCCCAGCCAAACCAACATCGTGTTAGATCCATTCATGGCCGCATCAAGCTGTTTTCTCCGTAAAGAGAACTTCATGTCCTGGTGGCCTTGTTCAATCTCTTCTGTGAAATACTTTCGTATCGATTCTCTCGATACACCATAAAAATTGGCAATCTCGATCTGGGTTGCCCCAAATGCGGCCAATCTGCGAACCTCATCCCGGTCAATCAACTCATCAATAGTTCGCTTACCAGAACCATTGGGTTGTACTCCCTTTTGCCATAAAGGCTTTAAGTTTTTCTGGCGTTGAGCCAGTTGGGTTGGGTTTGAATTCTTATATTGAATCTTCTGAGCCATAAAACTCCCTATTTCTACTTATATGCTGAATAGTCTACATGGGTCTGATTTAGATGCTTGGCTTCTTGCCCATGGCTCTGCGCCAGTAGGTCTTAGTGGATGATGGATGTAGACCTAAAATGTCTGCTATACGATAGAAAGACAACCCTCT